GAAATCGTCGGCGCGTCGTGGTAGTCTTCCGGATCGAGCAGGGGAAGGTTGTCGGTATTGGTCAAACCGGCAAAGGTTTTTTTATAGGTGTCTAACCCCGCCGCACGCTGGGCACTAGTGACATGGGGAAAAACGTTCTGCACCACTCCGGAGGTGATGACAGTTGCCCCGCACCGACCATTGGCCAGCGGACGAAACCATTTAATATCAGTTGATAGCATGCTATACCTCTTTCAGGGTCAAGGTGCCGGCGCATATCTCATCGCCGGCAGGGGTTTTCGAGTATTGACGTAACGGCTCAATGCTGAGGCCGCCCAAGGGGATCATTACGGAACGGGTTTCCGTATCGTAGGTAAGTGTGAGGATTGAACCATCATCCCGCCAGGCTGCGAGCTGTGCTACCTGAGACCACAGGAACCACCCTGACAGGCGATTGCCGTCGACCTTGGCTTCCAGGATAATATCCTGGTTTGTTGGGCCTGCCAGGCGCTGAACCACCAAACGGCCAAAAGTTGCCCGTTCACTACCCCGAGCCCTGTCTTGGCTGCGGTTGGTCCAAATGATGTGATGAAGATTTACGGTAACGATCCCATCAGTCAGCGGTATTATCATGAGCGCCCTTTATGCATCTTCATAAATTCATTCATGACCGACTTCGCCAAGGTTTTTGCTGAAGCCTGGGACGCTGCTCCAGAATAGCTGAAATGGAGCTGGTAGGTATCGCCGCCAGAAGTAGCGGAGGCCAGGGCATCAACCACTCGAGAAACCTGGTCCCCAATTCTGGCATCCAATGTACCTAAATTATTTAATGAAGACAATACATTTGTGTTTATCCCCGACTGCGCAGGCACCGGAATCGGCACTGCCCGGGAGGTGGGCCCCTTCAACACTGAATTCTTGAGGTACTGGCCTGCTTGGCTCATGGGCTTGTGGACCGCGTTCATAAACCAATCGCCCAAGTTTCTGGCCCAATATGTGGATTGCTCATCCGGTATCCACCACTCACCCGGCCGCGACAACACCTTCACCTTATCCTTCGGGGACTTCGTGCCCGGGATCCTGCCGCCGCCGGCCATCGCATAGGTCTGCCCGCCAGCAGCCTTACCCTGGGTAGTGGTTACCGGGATCTCAATTGTGTAACGGCGCTGTGCGTCCCGGACAAACTCGCGAATCATTTTCTCAGCTTTCGTGAAATCAAGAGACGGCTCCCCGGGGTATTTGTCTAGGGCCTCTCGAATACTATCCAGTAACGGCTCAACTTCCTTCTTGGTAGCCGGGCTTATAACCACACTCACCGGGGCACCCTCGAGATTCTCGGTTATATCGAAGTCCTTCATCTCCTGGGCGACGGCCTCGGTGGTGGCTTGACCCATGACCGCACCCTGTTCCCGTCCTTGCGCCTTCCATTCTTCAAGAGGCACCCCATCGACCTTCACCCCGTCAAACAATCCCTCCCGGGTGCCGGCGGCAACCTGGTCGCTTACTGCCTTTTTGATCTCTTCCGCCGACATGGTAGTGCCGTCAGTAACTCCCTTCTGGATGCCCTTGGCTGTGGCTATACCAACATCTCGCTCGTACTGCTCCCAATTAAAATCAGGAGAGATGCCGCCTCCGGAGTTGTCTGAACCGCCACTCGGCGCCGGGCTGTTGATCACAGCGGATTGCTGGTTGGCGATCGCCGCGGCCTTTTCCTTGAGCTTGGCGATCTCACTATCAATGTGCTGCATCTCAGCATTGTGCCGAGCCTGCTCTTTCGCCATAGCGGCTGCATAATAATTGTTAACAGCGTCAACCCGGGCTGTGAACCTGTCCTGGTTCTTCTTGAGAGCTTCGTCCTCTAACTTATTGATCTCGTTAATTTTGTCTCGATGAAGCGCTTTTTCCTTAGCCAGCTTACTCTGATTCTCAGCAAGCTCTACCTGCTCTTGGGCTTTCCTGGCCTCGATCAAGGCGTCTGTTACCTGCTGCAGACCAGAGATAGCGCTGGTTGGGTTCTCCAACTGGTCGTAGTAGCCGCCAGCTGACTCTATAAGTTCTTTGGCCCGGTCTATAGCCTCCTTGTCGTTCTTGGCCTTGGCCTCGGCAAGCGCCTGCTGCCCGGCGGCGAGCCGCTCGGCAGCCGCGGATGCCAACGCGCTTTCCTTGGCTTGGCCCTCGAGACCCTTCATCCTGATATTAGTAATCTTGTCCTGAAGAGAGTCTTGCAGCCCGGTTATGTCTGCCGCCGCCGACCGCTCAATCTCTACCCTGGCCTTGACCAGCTCGGCTCTTTTATCCTCGTAATCCTTATCCGCCTCTATCCGCTTGTCCTTGGCGTCGCGAGCGATCTCGACAATCTTGGTAGTGGCCTCTTCCTCCAGCTCGACAAGTTCCTTTGACTGCTCTTCCCGAAAGTCCAGGACATCCTGGGCCACACTCTTGGCCATCAAACCGGAGGCCTTCTCCAGGGCAGCCAGCTTGTCCGCTGTCCCTTTCCTATTTTCAAGCACCTTGTCGTCGTGCTTGGCCTCCTCGGCAATTCTCTTCTCCTGCCAAGACGAGAGCTTCTCTTCAATAGCAATACGTTTTTGCCCAAATACCTCCAGCTTCTGGAGCCTGACTTGGTTGGCCTTTTCAACTGCGGCGTCAACCCTGGTCTGTGCTTCTGTCTGCTGCTCCGGGGTCCCACCCGCATCCGCAGCCTTGGCGTAAGCCTTGGCCACTTCAACCATCTCGTCGTAGGCTTTGATTGTGGCATTGAGCTTTGTGAGTTCCGCTTCTTCATGGGCGACGGTGCCTTTGGCCTCAGCCACGGAAACAGCGTAGAGTCTTTCAGCAAGCCCCTTTTCCAGTTTTTGGTTGGAAGATTTGAAGTCTATAGTGGCTATGGATTTGTCAAACTCCTCAGCCAGCTCTAAGCCCTCGATTATACCTGCAGCGCCTGCCTTGCCTACTTTGACCCCCGCCTGATACGCCGGATCCTCCATAGATTTCAGTGCTGCTTCGAGGCCCGCGACCATCTTATCCACTTCATTGGAGGAGAGGAACTTACCGCGCATGGCCTCCCGGAAAGAGGCAACTATCTGCTTATCCGTAAGCTTTTTTGCCTTACCGTCCCGGATGTACTGCTCGGTATATTTCGCGTTATTCTCACTGAACTGCTTCCGAGTCTCATCCTCGGCGGCTTGAGACTGAATAAGTTCCCGGAGGCTCCATTCATATTTTGAAGCCGCCAAGCTGTTGTCGATCAACAGTTTGCTGGTGTTGGCCATCGCCTCGCCCAACTTCTGCTGGAGGAGGGCTTCCTGTTCCTTCCGGATCTCGCCCAAGACTCTGGCCAGGTCCTCCCCGTCGCCCATGGCAGTGCGTAGGGCGGTAGCGAATCTGGGGTAGTCAGCAATCAGTTTTTCCAGAGTTTCAGATTGGGCATTCTGGGTAGCTGTGTTTTTCTTAAATACCCGCTCAGCTGCATTCAGCTTTACTATCTGGTCCTCAACCTGTGAGGTGACGGCTCGGATCTCAACGGCGTTGTCCTTCAAAGCCTGGGTATAGGTGGTCACTTCATAAATGACGTACCCAATCGCGGCAACAATTGCTGTAGGCAGGAAGGTCATGAAACCAGCCTTTAGACTGTTCAGTGCCATAGTCAAAGCGATGGTACTGGTAGTCGTGCTGCCCATCGCCACTTGGACCGCAGCCAAGCCCAGGGATATTGAAGACAACGCTGAGGTAATAAAGGTGGCGCCTTTGAACCACTGAAAAGCCAGGACCAGGCCGTGGGCGGCGGCGGCGGCCAGTGTCGCCTGCACGGCAAATCTGACGACTCCATTACTGGCTAAGTCTGTAAGTACGTCCACGGCGCCCCTGGCGACATTGACCATGGCCTTCAATACACCGGTGAGGCCGCCCTCGCCCATGGCGATCCACAGGTTTTTGACCTTATCCTGAAGGTTCTTGAACATCAGCTGCAGACCCTGTAACTGGATCTGCGCCATCTCCGCCGCGGATCCCGATCGGCTTATGGACGCGCCGAGTAGATCAAATTTATCGACATCCTTGATCAGGGCGGTAACCGCAGCAGAGCCGTAGATCCCGAAGTCAGCGAAGGCCTCCTTGTTGGTGGTCACGACCTTGGATAAGTTGTGGAGTACCTTGGAGATCCCTTGCGAGTTCACATCAAAATCAGCCAGAGTCAATCCGGCAGCCTTAACGTTTTTCTTAAAGCTCTCCGTCGGGATAGCCAGCTTGGCCAGGATCCGGCGGAAGCCCGTGGCCATGGAGCTGGCCTTCAAACCGTTGTCGCGCAAGACCATCATCACCCGGGCGGTTTCGTCCAAAGACATGCCGGCGTTGTGGGCCGCGGGAGCGATGTAGTTAAAGGCCGTCTTGATGTCCTCGATCGTCAGCTTAGATTTATTGACGGCGTTGGCGAAGACGTCGGTGATATAGCCGGTGTCCTTAGCGGCAAGGCCAAAAGCCCGCAAAGTAGTTGACGTCAGATCCACTACCGTAGCCAGATCCGTCATGGTACCGGTAGCAAGGTTGGTGACCCCGGGGATTGCAGCTACGGTCTCCTTGGCATCCAGGCCGGCCTGACCAAGAAGCTTCATCCCTCCAGCAGTCTCTGCTGCCGAGAATTTGGTATCGGAGGCCACCTTTTTCATCGTGTCCGCCATCAACGTCAGATCGGTGTTTGTCGCCCCTGTAATGGCCTGGAGGTCCTTCAGGGACTGGTCGTAAGTGGCGACTGTCGACACCGCCGTCCTGATACCGGCGATAAAAGTGAAGATGGCTGACGAGGCTACGAGGTAGCCGGAGTAGGAACGAAGTTTGGTTATGACCAGGTTGACAGCTCCGCCGAGTGTGGTGAACCCCCTCTCGGCTATTCTCTGCTGGCGCTGCAGGACCCCTAAAGCAGCCCCGGCCTTCCCTATCTCGATATTGTGGGCTCGGATATTTCCGATGATCTTGTTGGCGGCCTGGCCATACCGATCGGTGCTGAGGCGGAGGTCGGCGTATTGTTTCCTGAGGCGCTGGATACCCTCTGACTGCCTACTGTAATCCACGGAGGACTGGGCTTCTCTCTTCTTGGCCTCGTCCAGCCTTTTCAGGACATTGATCTGTTCTTGATAGGAGAGATTGGTTTTTTGAAGCGCGGCAATTTGTTTCCCGTACTGGGGAAACTTCGCATTCAAGCTCTGGAAGGCTGCAGCTGATTTGGTTGCTGCTGTCGTTACTTCCCCAAACTTTTTCTGAAGTTCAGCCAGCCGAGCTTTCAACTCCTCAATTTTCTTGCTGTCACTTGCTTGGGGTACAAACTGTGCAAAGAGATTTCTGGCGTTCGCTCCAGTAGCCCCCTTAGAGGCGAGTAGCCTACTGTAATCTCTCGCTAATTTGTTGACGCTTGCTGATGCTTTTTCGTTCAGAGCCGCCGTTTTAATTAACTCCTTATTCGCCTGCCGTTGTTTCGCTTCTTCTTCTGCTCTTGCTGTCTTAAGTCTTTTCAGGACATTGATCTGTTCCTGATAGGAGAGATTGGTCTTGTCTAGGGCACGTATATGTTTCTCAAACCCGGGGAACTTTGCATTCAGGCTCTGGAAGGTAGCCGCGGATTTGGTTGCGACCGCTGTCGTCTCTCGATAGCTTGCCTGCAGCCGTTGCAACTGCACCTCCAGAATCTTTGTCTGCCCACCATCATTGATCTTGGGTAAGGTGGCCTCCCCGTTCTTACCCACTCCAGGGGTCAGAAAAGAAGACAGCAGCGTATTGGCGGATTTCCCTGCAGACCCGGGGGCGTTCAACACATCGTGGAACTTCGTCTTCAGCACGTCAAGCTGGGCTGCTGCCTTGGCAGATATCAGCGGTGTCTTTTCAAGTTCGGCATTGGCCTTCGCCAATTTAGATGCAGCCTTTTCCTGAGCGGCAGCGCCAGCCTCAACCACTGCCCGCCCCTCCACTTGGGCTTTCGACAGCATTTTCGTCGAGGCTACTTGCTTGTCCAGCCCGGAGGTGAGTTTATTGATGCTCTTGGCGGTGTCCTCAAAGATCTTGGCTGGCGCCTCCTGCCCAACTTTCCGCATTGCTGCGGCGGAGTCTGACATGGCCTTGGCGATCTGGCGGAACCCGTCGGCTATTGTAGAGAAGGCCTGTTTGGTGCCGGCTTCAATCTTCGACCCCAACCCTAATACTGCTGATTGCTCGCCCATGCGGATTCCTTAAGTGTGATACTCTGGTTTCTTCGGCTCCAACATTTTACTCCCCAGCGGCTTCCAGTGTTTCAGCATATTCTGGGTCAACTCGGCACGTTCCTGTTCTGATAGGTGTGTATACTCCGCCGGATCTCCAAACAGCATCTTGGAGCCTGCTCTTTTGGTTGCAACCCGGGGAGGACCACCAACAGGTTTCTCTGCTGCTGGGGTGTCAATATCGATCCCGTGAATGGCGGCCATGAATCGGTTGCGCCCGTACAGTTGGTCGTCGGCAGCTTTATGGAGGAAAAGAAACTGCTCATAGGTCACGCCCCCCTCTCGATAGGCCTTCGTGTAGAAGTCCTCTATCCGGTAAGCCGGGTAGCTCTGCAGCACGAAAGCTACTGCGGTGTCAACTCCGGAATTGCTGGACCTGTCGCCGCTTTCTCCGGTCGAAACAGTTTCTTCACCCTCTGCGCCAGGTCCAAGGCCTTTCCCACGGCGCCCTCGTAGTTGACTTCAAATATGGCATCAACGATGTCGATGAACTGTTCGTTGGTGAGGTCGGCCATGGTGACCTTGTCCATGCACTTCTCGAGGATGTAACCAATGTTCTTCACGATAAGGTCCATGATGATTTTGATTGTCGCCATGTCCTTGTCGTCACCTGGTTCACCTTTGCCTGAGAGGCTCTTGACTGTGGAAACAGCAAGATCTCCCGCATCTAGTTTCCCCATCTGAATGACGGCTTCGATGATCTGGTCCGGCAGGGCTAATTGATCTGCCATCGAGAGGGGATAAAGAACCTCTTCACGGACTTCTCGTACACCAACTTCAACTTTCCTGATTTTAGGACTTAAGGCCATTTTGGTCTCCTGTTGAGGTTAAAACTCAGGCCGCCTATCTGTATAAGATGGGCGGCCTGACTTGTTACTGCCCAATGCTATCAGCCGCCAAGGAACAGGATCTGGCCGTTCGGCATGTTGTTCCACGCGGCGTTGCCGCCAGTAGTATCCTCACTGGCGCCCATGGACTTAATTGTCATGGTGACCGCCGCCGCGTCTTCAGGCTGCTGATCGAGGTTCAAGCTCGAAGTGATATTCGCCCGCGGGAAAACAATTACCATCGAGTAGGCCGGGTTCGGGAAGGTGTATACAGCCTCGACCCTCAGGAACTTCGGCGCCGCCAGGGTGCCAAGAGGGATATTCCCGAGATGAGCGTTGGTGTAGGCGCTGGTTCCGGAAACAAAGGCTGTAGTGGCGAATACCTGTTCCTGGTCAGCTGCCCAGGTACCAGTAAAGTGGTTGGCGGGGATGGTGAAGTAGGGGTTACCACCATTGTCCGGCGCGAACGCGGAGGTAATAGCGGAGGTGCCGACGTACCCCGTTATTCTGCCATAAACCTTGTAGTTGGCGGCGCCCGTAAAAACTACTGTCCAGATGTCGGTGATAACTCCACCGGCATCGGTAACCGCGATGTCATCAACGACGTGAACGCCGGCGACAGTTTTGGTGGAAAGGATCGTGGCAGCCGCGGCGATATCCGCGAAAGGGTCCATACCTCGGGAAATTGCCAGACTCTTTGGAGTGATTTCCTTGAAGGCGCATTCCAGGGTGTTGGTCTCCCGCATCGGGAAGGTTGCATCCAAAGACAGCGGAAAGCCCGACTCCAAATCGAAATATTCGGTCTCGGAGTTGAAGGCGGTGGACGCCAAGGCGCCAAGGGAATCCAGGGCTGTCAGCACCGGAGTCACTGTGGCGATATGTGACGCGGACTTACCGATCCGAATTTGGCTTAAGCCAAGCTGGACGGTTGAGGCGTCTCTCGTAATAGGTCCTGTTCTCATAGTGGTTCTCCGTAAAGTTAATTAAGCCGAGGATACTATTCCTGTATTGCAGGACTGGTTACACACTTTTGCCTATAGTTACCTTTTATTGGGGAAAAAATCAAATATATTAAGATGTCTGCAACTCTTCCTCAGACACAACATCCTGACAGATCCGTGGATTTCAATGTCGACCACCGGCTCCTTCCTCGAACCAAAACGGCCGAACTCAAACCGCCACAGCCCATTATCCTGCCGGACCAGCAGTCGTTTGCCACACTTCTCACAGTTCGCCTCGTACATAAATTGCCTATATTGTAGCGAATTTTAAACGAATCGGGATCAACCGATAAAGGGTGTTGTCGTCGGCTTCCTCTTCGTCCGAGGGCTCTCCCAAAGTTACCACCATCCTGGAGCACTCCACATTTGTTAAGTCCAACAAAGGGATAGCCCGAATACCATTCCCCGCTGGGTCAGTATTGACCAAATAGGCCATGAGCTTGTCCCTAGTCTGGGCCAGGAGATTGCCGGACGAGGCCGTAGCCGAACCCCGGGAAAAGACGTAGGCCCCGACCTTCACCACGCTCAGGCCGCCAACAGGGTACGCTCCGCCAAAGAAAAACTTGACCCAGGTATCGTGCTCGATGCCAGAAACACTGGCCTTGGGGGTCATGTAAATATGCGCGAAGTACACCGGCACCCCATCTACAGCCTTTAAGCCACTGTAGAAGTACTTCTTGATGGAGTACTGGATACACTCTTCACTTAAGGTCGGATGCAGCGACATTAGGCAGCAGCTCCTTTAAGGTATCAGCAAGTTCGGGGTAAAAGCGCCCGTGCAGGTAGTCATTGGCCGCGACGTGGGCGGGGTTGTCCCCGTCCATGTTGAAGGTCATGTTGTCCATGATGATTTTGAGGTGCTTCAGATCGTCAAGGGAATACGCCACGATTATTCTGAACCCGACAGGAAGGACTTCCAATACTTGCATGTAATGCCTCTTAATCGTAGATGTACTCTCTTGGGATCCTACCACCAAAAGCTATCTCAACGATCTCTGCTATTTTATCAGAGTTGTAACCACTACTGGCTAGCTCTTGAAAAAGAATAGGTTTCAATTGGGATTTCTGTGTCGGCGTAAGCGGTGCTGCCCTAGCTGTTTTGTAGACGAGATCGGCTGCTACCCTGGACACGGTCTTGGCTAAGTTGTCCAAGCGATCAGCCTGACGGTTGATGTTGGCCAGAACATCTATCGCACTATTACCACTGGACGAGTCATCTTCATCATCCCTTGGTATAATGATATCGTCCGCCAGATCCTCTTTCCCACCACGATCACGTTTCATCCAGACGATTTCTCGCATAAGCCGCTGAAAGGCTATACGCCAAGCATCCGATTGGGTTGCTATCCATCCAAGCATCGAGCCCGTAATTATCGGCCGGCCAGGGATTTTACCAGTTACACCCCCACTGCCATATTCATGGACATAGACATAATCTGATACCTTCACCCCCGGCACACCAGGAGCTGCTGAAGGGCCTACATAGTCTCCATTAACCGTGATCACGGTTTTGCCTCCCGCGCTTGTTCGAATACCAAGCGAGGCCAGTGTAGCCCCTGTTAACCGCATCAACGGGGCACCTCTAAAATAGGAGACCTTGTGCTTCCAATGTGCATACCCCCAACCAGGCCCAGCCTTAGTCCCCTCGCCGTCACTAAGTGGATCCATTGGTGGGCCTTTGTATCTGGGGTTGTTGCCTCCTGCCAGTAAAGATTTTTTAATGTAATCCAGGGCATGGACAGCCATCGCTGGGGACAAGGTACCACCACCGCCGTATTTTCCGCTTGGAACAAAGTAGTACATAGCCCTACCCAGACCTTCAACTCCTCGTCCATATCTCGTGAGATTGCTGGTAAATCGGCCTATTGAATATCCCTGTTTTTTGCCCTCAAAGGTTTGCTCAAATAACATCAGGGCACCATCCATTGCGCGACCTAACCGCTTTTCTACAATCTTTTTCGTCATGCCCTGGTGTCCTCCGTCAAAAACACGGACCTGATGCCGATGAAATTGTTGTCCTCGATGTGGTCAACCTTGTACACCACACCTCCAACAGCAGAACGCCACTGCATACCCATGGCGATATCCGCAAAGTAGGAACTGATAAACAGTTGCAGACGTATCACTGACACATCCATGGACTCATTTGCGGCCGGCTTGGCCATTGAGCGGTACATCTGGTCCATGACCGCGCCATGGATCTCCACGCCTGGATAGAGCTGCACCCAGGCGGGCACCGGGTCGTATTTGTTGGCCTCGTTGGCTACGGCGTCTTGATCGTATTTCCAGAAGGCCCCTTTGGCGTTGACCACATAGCCGGAGGCGATGTACTCGACAACCTCGTTCTCGAACATCTGTGGAGCAATGGCTGTGAGAATGACCTCGGCTTGATGCGGATCACTCCCCCAGATCAAGGTGTCACCCACTACAGCTGCGGTCGGCGCCTGCAGATTCAAGTCAAAAAAGAAGGCCCGGATCATCGGGTTGGTGTGCTCGGTGTGGCTGTTGTCATCCAGGAACTCTCCGGTGACAAGAGTGCCGCCGGGTTTCCGGATGGTCATCTCGGATCCCACCTCCTGCAGTACCGCCCGAATTTCGTCAGCTATACTCATAGGTTACATCCTGGCCTATCTGGTCATAAACAAACCCGGCCGGATTGGCCATAAAGCCCTTGGCCAGCAGCTCACTTGTGGCATCATCCAAGGCGCTGATGTCCATCAGGGCAGGCTCTTCTTCCATGGCTTGGGCGAACTCCGCGTCCATGGCGCTGATTATCTTGAAGTAGTTGTCAAATTTTTGTTGTAATTTTATCTGCTTATATTGGAAACGCTCGGCCTGCAGCACCAGTGTAGTATATAGGGTGTGGCGCTTACAACGCTCTACCATCCAATAGGCTTTCCTCGAGACCAAAATAGGAAACACCCAACCAAGCTCTTCGCCGGCCTGGGTGATAACCGCCGCCTGTGCGTCCGCGGAAAGGGTCGACCACGCAGACCCCATCAGGGCCGCCAGCCTCGCTGTCAATTCTGTTGTGTCTGCAATAGCCATAGGCCCTCCAGTTATTCAGCAGGCTCGTGAGATGATGCGGCCGGAGCTACCTTCTCTGGTTCCGGGTCGACAGGTGGTGGGGCTGCCTTCTTAGGGCGCCGTGCTTCTTTAACAGGATGTGCTTGGCGAGGTTTCTCGAACCTGGTCAGGACCTCCTCCACATGCGGGGAGCCAGCCTCGTACTCCTGCTCCAACTGCGGCGGAATGTTGTCGCCCTCGTAGTCCCCCGGGGGGAGGGTGAGTGAGCTGCCAAAAGCCAGGGTTACTTTGGTGCGAAGAACTCTTTTTTCTTCCATAATATCCTCGATAGTTATCGACTAAATTAAAAAGCCCAACCCAGTGAAGGGCTGGGCCTTGATACAGGAACTTTTGCTGTTTATGCTTAGAACACAGTCAGTACGTAGGAACAATCCGGATGATAAACAACCGGCAGAGATTTGTTCTGGATACGGACGACAGTGCCTTCCGGGTCAAACTCGTCCTTGGTGTCCATGGTCACGCCGTAGTTGCCGCCGAGGCCAAAAGGCGCCAGGACGTTTTCCGCTATCTTCATACCATCGGCGTTGGTGTCAGACCACATAATAAACTTGTTGTCCTTGACGATCTTCTCCCGTACCCGCACAGACGACTTGCCCAGGGCGTAAGAGCCAACCAGAGCCACGGAGAGGGTGATAGTGCCAGCACTGGTGTCGACCGCAGAAACGACCTTATCCTCCCAGGTATTGGGTTTGGTGTCATCGTAAAAACGCACCTTGGCACCCACCGCCACATCCTCGGCATAGGTAACGTAGATAGCGGTGTCGCCGGCGGTGGCCGCGGCGGTAAGCACGATGTCAACCTCATGGAAGTCATCAAAGACCTGCAGAGGCCCGACACCGAGCAAGGTGCCGATTACCCCCGCCGGGTTCTTGAAGAGATCCCCATCACCAAAGGCCGACTTGGCCAACAGTGCCTGGATGGTGGAATCCAACATCAAGGTCTTCAACAGGGTGCTGTTCAAGGTACAGAACTTGGCCTTGATGCCGGCATCGTCCGCCAACACCTGGTTGCCGGTAAGCACGTCGTCCAGGATATTTCTGGTGGAGCCGCCGTTCCATTTGTAGTTGGTCGTGAGGGTAACAAGGTGAGTGGCCGGGATACCGTAGTTAACGGTGATCCTGGTGCCACCCTTCTCCAGATAGGAGAAGCCGCCATCAAGAACAGCTTTGGCGGTCATCCACTCACGGCGCCGGTCCATCCTGGCGCGGAGTTTCTGGATCAGCCTGGCAACCTGACGCTGCCCGGTCTCCTTGGTGCGATCGGTACCCACCGCCCGCAGGTTATTCAGCACAGACTCATCGAGGAACCCGGCCTCCTTCATATAGGCGACCTTGGCGGAGCCGTTGCCGATACCGTCACGGCCGACCTTGGGGGCGACCGCGCCCGGGGCGACGAACGGGGTCATGCCGGCAGAACCATATTCAACCTCCCACTCGATCGAGTCACTCTGTGCCCGGATTTCCGGGAACATATTGGTGAAGGTGAGAGTGGGTGCGGCCGGCAGCTTCTGGACCAGCTTATTGAGTGTAGTGAGTTGGAGTTCGGGAATTCCCGCAGAACCTTTCATATTCGTTTCCCCTTATTTCAGAATGGTGAATTTGCCTCGGGAAACGGCGCCGAGGGCGGTAATAGCCGCCGCATCCATGCCCACCAAAGCGTTGGTGTACAGTACTGCGTTTGACAAGACGATCGACACGTTGGCGCCAGCGGGGGCCGGGTAGTCAGAACTACCGGTATCTACCGCCTGATCGATTATACAGGTGGCCGCCGAGAACTTGCCGTTGGTCAAGGTCTTGTGGTAGACGTTGGCCAGCTTGGCCACGGTCGCGGTGATGTCGTTCGTCACCGTCACCTTGGTAAGCCCGGGGACCGCATCCACAACTATCGCGGTGATGGGGCCGCCGTCGGTATAGGTGTTGTCGCTATCGGAGGAGCAGATGGTCTGGCCCACTTTGAACTTCAGGGCCGCGGTGTTGGTCATGTACAAATCCGTGCCCGCTGTAACATCCGCAGCCAGGAATGACCGTCCGACATCCGTAAGAGCAATTGTGGTCGGGATGTAGGGCACGGCGTATTCCCCATAGGTGGCCATGACCGTGCCCGCCTTCAGGGGGCCAAAACCGCCCAGGATGGTCGCGGGCAGGATAAGTGCCTGCTCCCGGTAAGAGTAAAACAACGGCGCGATTCCGGGGGTCCGCCCGGATGCGTTGAACTGCGGAGTAGATCCGCCAAGTCCGTAAGGCTGATTCATATCAAATACCCTCCAAAGGATATAGTTAATCGATTACACGGCGGCTGCGGGAGAGACAAATGCCAGCAAGGCGTCGACCGTAGCGTCGACCTTGGTCAGGTCGTCGGTGTCTTCGTTGCCCTTGGCGCCAAGACCCTTAAGCACCGGCTCTTCTTCCGCCTTGGCTCCAAGTTCCTTGGCCCAATCACCAACTTCGGCGCTGATCGAGGCTTTGTAACCCTCGGCATCAAACACACCGTCCTTGGTAAAGGACTCGGAAGTGGCGCAAGTCCTGCGTACCTTATCTTCAAGCCGGCCGGGGATGCCCGAGGCCTTAAACACCTCGGAGAACACACCCTCAGCCTGGACCTGGTTGGCTTTTTCCAAGGCGATCGCCTTATCTTTCTCCAAGGCTTTCAATCGAGCGTCGTTGGCGGCATTGATCTCAGCTGCCTTATCGAGCTGGCTTTTCAACTGGCTGTTATCCTGCTCAAGGAGCACGATCTTGGTGGTTGCCGAGGTCAGGTTCGCAGACACCTCCGCGGCCCCCTCGGCCCGGATCGCTTCATACTCTCCGGGAAATTTATCCTTATATTCAGCTTTCTTCATCTGGTAATCTCCATACGATGAATATGATGTGGTCTCTTCCTTTTCCAATCGATCAAGGAGAGCCTCTAGGGTATCGACGCGATCCACCATGCCTGCCGCTACCGCGGCCTCACCGGTGATCATGCCTCCTTGGCCAAAACGCTCCAGTACCGTCTCAAGACTGACTTTTCGACCTGCGGCTACTTCCTTGGCAAACACCTCGGCGATACTGTTAACCATGGAAAGTATTTCGGTTTCGCCCTCTTTTGATTCAGGGTCCAACCTTTTCTTGGGACTGATGGAGCTTACAAACTGCAGTTCTTTCGGGTACTCTTCCGCACCCGCCTTCCGATACTTCGTCATCGACATCACCACCCCGAGGCTGCCGACGGCGGACGTCGGGGAGATGCTGATCTGAGTCATCTGCGAGAGAATCCAGTACATGGCGGAGGCACCCATGCCAGAGACGTGTCCGTAAGTAGGTTTGGTCAGCTGACGAAGCACCGCCCCAAACTCATCCACCCCGGTCACCACCCCGCCGGGGGAGTCCGACGGGAACACGATGTGCTTGACATCCGGGTCCATCTCCGCGGCCAGGACATCTGCCGTCACCAACTCCAAGGAAGTGGCGCCACAGTACTTGGTCATCAGGTTTGCGCGGGGGAATATTGGCCCTCGGACAGGAATCACCGCCACCGGGCCCCGGCGATACACGCCGCGGTGCAACCGGTAATTGGCGTCCTCGTCCGAGTCCTCGTCTTTCTGGAGGATTCCTTTAAAAGCCAAGGAGTTAGCCAAAGCTCCATCGGTTTGATGGGCTCGGAAAATTGCATACATTTCCTGCAGCCACGACTCCTGAATGGCCCAGGGGCTGTCCAGGAGTACGGCGGCTATTCGGGTAAGAGATCTCGGCATATGGCTAAGTCCTTATATTTAATGAGTTAGGCGAACCATATAGGGCCAAACTCTCTTTGTCAAGAATTATCCATATCTTCTTGTTCTTCAGGAACTTTCTTTTGTCGTGGTGCTGCCCCTGGCTCGGCCACCTTTTCCGCCAACTGCTCGGCCTCAAGCTCGGTTATCAATTTGGGGTACAGTTTCTCTTCCGTCGCCAGTTTCAGCCTGCTCTTGTGGAGATTTTGGAAGCCGATCCGCCGGGCTATATCCTCGCTGGCGATCCCCAAGGTCTGGTTCACCGCCCCGTGCTTGACCCCGAGCAATGCCTTGACCTTGGACTCAAGGTCGCCTATTTCAGACAGCGGCCAGTTAATCGCTATCGTCTCATGAGCCTCGACCGGTACCTTCTTAAACTTGGCCACCCCGTTTTCAAATTTGTAGGCCTTATTTTCCGATACGGTCCAGGGCATATGTCCTGTTTTTGAGTGCAGGAACAAAGCTCCACGCCAAAAGGTGTAGGTCATAAACCGCTCCAGGTCCGCGACCTGGTCCGCGACCCTGTCCGCGATCGGGCCCCGGCTCATCTTTACCCCGCCGTAGGTCTGACCGGAGCTGCTGCCGGTCATCATATCCTCGGAGGTGTTGAGGCCGGCCGAGACCATGCGCAGGATGTCGTCGTCCTGGTTGGTAATCGAGGACAACTTCGGGTTATTGCAGGTCAGCTTAAACCCGGGGGGTAAAAACACCGTCATCCCCGGGGTCTTAGGCTGCATAAGCCCTGTCTTCTTTCGCTCTTCATCAGACATCCCCAGCCACAGCCGGAAGGCCGCCCGGTCCACAACCTCGATCGACCACAGATAAGCGCCGGAGGATTTCTTATGATCCAGCTCCCACTTCTTGATGTTGTCGTAGTGCTCGAGCCACTCCAGGGTTACCTTTAACCTGCCGACGTTTCGCGAGGTCACCAAGCCCTGGTCAAACTGGACCATGAACTGGGTGTAGCCGCCTAACGGTTTAAATTTTGGGGAAGAATCCTTGCCCGCAATGTCACTCTCAACCACGGAGGGCCACTCCGGATGCGCCCGCAGAGTCTTCCACAATTCCGGATAATAGGCCAGGTTGATCGAAGGGATAAACCGGGCTCGGGTTATGCTGTTGGTCGTGGTTTCTACCCTATAAAGGAGCGGAAACATTGGTTTATTCTCCGGTGTGAGAATGCCTGAGCCGTTTTGAAAGCCGCTGATAGCTGTAGGGCTGATGAAGTCAACCTCGACAAAGCCGTCTTTGTGAATGGTAAACACCAGAAAAAGCTCCCCCTGGATCACCGCCCGGGCGACGTATTTGGAGAAGTGCTGGACCAGGAGGTTACGTGGATCCGTCCAGACTTTTCTCATAAACTCATCAGCCTTTGTGTAGGTACTGCCCTGGTCAAAACCGAGCCCGGTCAACCTCCCGGTCGTATCCATCACCGTGGTGAACACGAACGGGTTTCGGTTGAACTTTTCCCAGCAGGCCCGCTGCAGCTGCTGGAAGCCGGCGTAGGCAAAGTCATCCCCCACCATCTTCAGCTTGAAGCCGTCCACGTCCACGCCGTTGTTGTAGCCCGCGGCGCTGCCGGCAGGGTTGCCTTGCCAGGGGGCCATAGCCCCGACCTTGCCGATCAGCACGTCCAGGTTGGCGTCACTTAAACCATCCAGGCTGGCTACCAATTCATCAAAGTGCTGCAAAGAGTCTTCACTCATTTATATCTCCCTACTAAGTCATGGTTGTGGACGGAAGCGCCCATGAAGATGTTGCCGTTATGCGCGCCAAAGTCGTCTGGTGTGATTTCCCTAAGGCCGTAGATCCCCCAGCAGATGGCGAACATCACATCGTCCTGCACCCCTTTGGCGTTACTTTTGGTCAGGCTGCCGTACCATTTTTTATGTACGTCGTGCCTAAACGCCTGCATCTCCTCTTTGAGCACGTCGTCGGTCTCCTTGCCGCGAATGACTGTGTCGGGGATCTTGAACAACCCGGACTGCACCAACCGATAAAACTCATTAAAACCGGAACGCTGTTTGTCGTAGGTCGGAGAGATAAGCTCGATCTTGATGTCATTTTCCTCACAGTACTTCCGCAGCGCCCCCGCCCCCCAACGCTCAGAGCAGAACGTCTGTACTATCCCGAATTCATAGGCAAAATCCTCCAACTTCTCCTGGATTTCTCCTGCCTCGTTGCTCTGGATATGGACCAGGTGGATGAGAAAATAAATGTATCTGGCGTTATCTTTTAGTGTGAGGTGAAGGTCCGGCTGGGACCGCGACCCCGGCAGCCCCTTGGCAATAAAGGTGAGAAAGGATTGGGCGCCTTTGTTGATTTCATCCTTTAACGGGTCCGCGATATCGGCGCCGGTGCCGATCGCCCAGTTGGTGTCGTAGAGATCACCAAGGTATTGCAAATCATGCATCGATATACAGACAGGGTGAAAGTCTTCTTCCAGAGAGTAAGGCAGCGGTATCATTTCCGCCTTCAGCTCCTCAATCCTCGAGCGGTTATCCCTGAGGTCGTCCGATTCCTGCTCCTCTTCCAGCTTAGCAATCATCTGGCAATTCTTCAGCACGTTCGACTGCATACCCAAGGTGCCGTTATACCCGATATACTTGGCAGAGAGGATCAGAGCCGGGCGGAATACCGAGGTGTCCACCAGCGTCCAGGTATTCTTGAAGTAACGGGCGAATTCCGGCGGGGTGAACTTGGTACGAAAGGAATCCAACTGAGCCTGGGTGTTGCAGGGGTGGAGGTAGTCTTTTTCCAGGGCCTGATTAGAGAAACGGTAACAGAACAGGATTCCCGGATCGGTGTTCTTTACCAGCGGCGAGGCCTCATAGAGATTATGTAGGACGTGGCCTTTCTCCGAGACCGTACTGTCGATGTAGCCCTGGCTGTTGGGGATATTCCGGCGCGAGGAATCCAACTGGTAAAAGAACTTTGGATTCGTTAGGTCAAAAAGCTCTGAAAAGGCATAACTAGTTATATTACTATATATTCCTGTGAACGCGGACACTGCTATAATCTTTGAAACAGCTTCACCCTTAGAATTTTTTAATCTTATTTCTTTTTCTAAAATATTTTCAGCACCAAGAATAGCAATGAGTTTTGGAGAATTTCTAATTAGTTTAACAAGAATATCATATAGTGCAAACTTGGATTGGTCTTTGCTGTTGGCGCCAAGAATGATGGTTTGGGCGGGGAGACAGAAAAATCGCCAAAGTATTAATAGACATGTTTGATATGATTTACCTTCACCCCGCGGTTGAACGTTGCACACCGTGTGATATTTGAGCAGCCCGTACTCGTCCCGAGAGGTTGCCGGACGAATAAAGTTTTCTTTTTGCCACTTCCACATTCCGTGGTACGTCCGTCCGGTAATTGGGTGGGGGGTAATCATGTTAGCTAAATCCCCTATCGGGACCCAGCGTTCAATGTTTAAGGCAAAATCCAATATATTAGTGTGAACATGCTCTTCGATCCAAGTCTCGGCCCCAAGTGGGTCTGTTTGGTAGAAACGCATTCTGGCGCGAATATGGTATAGTTTTTCAGCATCCGTCATTTCCTGAAAACTTGTTTTTTCTACCATATCCACTCCAATTTTGGTGAGATTGTTTCAATTCTTATAAACTTTTTGTTTTAAAAAGAAAAGCCCTAGTATTCCAGTGTCAGGAATACTAGGGCTTAAGGATACCTCAGAAGGAAGAGTGTAGTTTCATATCGTGCAAGCCCACTACTCCTCAATGAAAGCCATCGGCTCTGTGCCGAAGGTGAATGCTGCTTGTTGCCAAGTTCTTGGAGTGCTACAAGCCGGGCATGAGCCGCCGCAGTCTACGCCGGTTTCGTCGCCGTTTTGGGCCAGGTCTGAGCAGGTAGGATCTGGTGCAGGAAGGGCCGGATCGTACTCAAGCGCACCTACATCGAAAGCGTCAGCTCCCCTATACGCCCCATAAAAATCATACTCAGCAGCGGCCCAAACAACCCCGAAACCAATCGCGCCACTGCTAGATTGCAATGTAAAGTCTCCATTATCTGGGTCAGTGAGTAATGGATCGGCGGTCATATACCCAGAGTCCCATGCGGGCGGGGATGCAGGTGCGCCATTGCCTCCGTTATACCACACGTTGTTTGACGATGTGGGGTTTTTGTTGGTTATCACTGGCTCGTAACGAGCGTCTAATGTATCAATAACAATATTATTCTCATAGTTCCAGGTTCCAGGATACCGCCACATCGTGGTATACCCTGAGCCATAAACGCCGACTGTTTCCATGTTATACGGAGTTGCGATAAATGTATTGTTGTACGCGTTTACATGGCCATCAAAACCAGCCCCATATATTTGCAGACCAGCAGTGGTGTATCCAGGCTGGGTGTGAGGAGGACTGCCAGGGGCATGAACGATATTGTTGTAAACATTGACTGTTGTTGATAGACACGGGGACACCTGATATGTGAACAAACTGCCTATGGTTATCGCGCCGCCAGCCTGATTGCGGACAAGATTATTTGCGATATTTATATCAGTAACGATATCGCCGCACAATCCCTCATCATATATATGCAGTCCATTTCTCGCGTCATTGTCTTCAAGACGATTCCAGGATATATCAAAGCCTGGAATATTCCCGCTTTTGTAATTGGTGGAGTTA